CCTCGGCGCCCACGCAGGGTCATGCTACGACGGCACCACCGAGCGCACCCGTAGGGCCGACAGCGCAGTCAATGGCTGCCCGTCCAGCGATGGGTGGGAAGGTGTATCCCCGAGTGGACTTCTGTGTCGGCAAGGAGTCCGACACGAAGCAGGCTGCGTGGAACCTGCTGGCGTTCCATCCGAACGAATGGTCAGATGGCAACGGCGGCGTCATCAGGGTTTACGAGGTCAAGGAACACGCCGACGGCACCACTGATACGAATAAGAGTGGGAAGAACTTCCCGAACTTCTCTGTCACTGCCGAGGCTCTGAACCACATCGGTATCAACGTCGCCCGCAACGTGGGCCTGTGGGTCAACGACGGCGACTCCAACGTGCCGCTGAAGGTGTGGGATCAGGCGGGTGGGCAGCAGCAGGCGGATGCCGTCCCGTTCGACTGGGACGGTCGCCGCGGGGCGCTCCAGCAGTACGCCTTCCAGCGGTGAGTTCTGACGCTGCTCTTATGTCCGCCTCCGACATCGATGCCCGCCTAGCGGGTGTCGATGTCGGGGTGGACAACGGGGAGTACCGTTACTTTCGCCCCACATCGCAGGCCGTCGACCGTTGGGTCGAATACGCTGCGGGCAGCGAGGATCGTTACTACCTCGGGTTGCCCGGTATCGATGAGAAGATGCGTGGCGTGTGGCCCTCCGATGTTCTGGTCGTTACAGGTCGTGCCCACACAGGCAAGTCTGCGGTGCTGCTGTCGTCCATAGTGAAGAACCTGAAGGCCGACCCTGAGTTCCATGCGGTGATCTTCACACCCGACGAGCCTGAGATTCTCGTCGTGTCGAAACTGTATGCGCTGTTGTACCAGCGTAACCTTGCTTCAATTGAAGAGGCGTTGCAGTCGTCGGACATGGCGTACCTCGGGGAGATTGAGGAAGCGAAGCGGTCGTGGCTGGATCGCGTCAAGATCTTCCCGTATGCGTTGCCGTTTCCTGAGATGTCGGTGGCTCTGGCCGAGTGCGAGGACTACTGGCAGGCTCGTCCGCAGTTCACGATGATTGACTTTCTGGAGCAGATGCCGTTTGCTAGCGGCTACGAGGGTGTGTCGAACGTGCTGAAGGGCATCAAGGAGTGGGCCGAGCATGAGAACATGCCGGTCGGGTTGGTGCATCAGTCGGGGAAGAGCAGCACCCGTGGTGCTTCACGGGGCATGGACGACGGCAAGTTCAACGCCGACGAGTACGCTATCCTGCAGTTGAACGTGTTTCGTAAGCGTGACCTGCCGAAGTTGTCGGAACATGAGCAGCGTGTCCATTCAGTTTCAATCTCGTTGGACCTATGTAAGAACAAGCGCCCGCCCTGTCAGATCACTGACCCGCCAATAGATTACTTCATTGATCCGACCTGTGGTCTGGTTCGCGAATACTTTGACACCGACATCCCTGTTGATAACCGATGGTTACTCTGAACCAGACGGAGCAGTTCGCGTACCTGCACCGCGGGGGCGCCCTTGCTGGCTGCCCGCCAGAGGGCGTCATCACGCCCCTGAAGGCTCCGAACGGTGACCTGCGGCGTGCCAATGGCGCCGACTACCTCGTAGCCATAGAGGAGCATCTCGGCGGTGTGTTGCCGTTGGGTGTGTGCCCGCTGTTCAAGACTGGTCGGGTGTGGCAGGTGCATTGGATGGCAGTCGATCTGGACGAAGGTGAAGCCAGCCTAACACATGCCTGTAATCTACGCACATTGTTGGAGCGTTACGGGATAACAGGCATCATCGAACGGTCGCGTCGCAAGGGCTACCATGTGTGGGTGTACCTGAAGGAACCCGTCTCAGCCAGCGTGGCGCGCCGATCCATGATCGGCGCCTGCCGCATCGTGGACGTTCCCATTCGGGAAGTGTACCCGAAACAAAGCGAACTGTCAGACGGTAGCATCGGCAACTGCCTGAGGCTGCCCTACCCGATGCCTCGCGCCGAGGGCCGTCAAGTCGCACTGGACCGCGACTTGGACCCTCTGGACTTCCCCAACTTCATCACCTTGGCATCCGCAACGATGACAACACCCTCACAGGTGCGGAACCTGCTGCCCCTCCATGTCGCCACCGAGCCAGCGTCAGCGATGCAGCAGCAACGCGGCGTCCGCACCGACACCGACTTCACAGGATCGGCACTACGCATCTGGAACGCAACCGAGTGGGTTGACCGCAGCCGCGACCTCTGCACGTTCGCAATGTCGCTGTTCTCACAGGGGTACACCACCGATACTGTGCGACAGTTGCTGTACCAACTGGACGACCGCATGAAAAAGTATGTCGGTCGCTCCGACAGAGAGAGACGAATAGATGACATCGTTGCCGAAGCAGGCAGACGAATCTAGATGATACACAAGTTCACTGTGCGTGGTCGCCCCATCGCCAAAGGCCGACCCCGCTTCGGAGCCAAACGCGTCTACACCCCCAAACGCACAGTAGAGGCAGAAGCGGCCATAGCCGCCGCCTACAACGGCCCATACTTCGAAGGGCCGGTGTCGATCTCCTGCGTGTTCAGCATGAAACGCACAATCATCACGATCCGCAGCCTAGATGAAGAAGATTCCACGCTGCGCGGCGACACAACCAACTACCTCAAAACAGTGGAGGACGCCCTCAATGGAATCGCCTACGACGACGACCGTCAAGTGCAACGTGTCGTCGGAAGAAAGAAATAGACATGGGTGACGGACCATTCCACCAGAAACCATTCGAACAACGAATGGCCGAAATGGGTGACGAAGCCGAAGGCGAATTCGAAGCCCGCCACGACAACGTAGCCCGCTTCGGCTTCAACCGACCCCCCTTCACCATCCAACACCTACCGCTGACAATACGCTACACTCCTGACTTCATACAGTCATCCCCACAACAGTTCGTGGAAACAGTCGGCATGGGCAAGAACGGCCTCAAGTTCAAACTAGAGAAACTGATCGCCCTGTCATGGTGGGATCAAACACTGCCAGTTCTCATTTGGGCGTGGTCAACGCCACGCCAAAACTGGGCATCGCTGTACGTCTCCGAACTACAACGAATGATAGAGAAAGAAGAAGTACCCGTCGGATACTTCCGAGAAGGCAAAGCCTACTTCCAGATACGTCCATCGCTCCTAGAGTGGGGGGATGGCTAAGCCCCGAGGGGGAGCAGGACGAACAGATCCCGAATGCGGCACACGCCTAGAGTCGGGCTACTACGAAGTAAGCGAACGATGGCTACACAACGAACGGCTCGAACGCAGCGCGCCCTCATCGTTCATCGAAGCACTGATGCAAACGCCACCCGGCGAAACCAGCGCAGACTCGCTGGAAAGCCGACTGTGGTTACATGATGTGGTGCTTGAAGCATTGGAAACGCTCCCCGAGGAGGATCAATGGATCCTCCAAATGCTGCTGGTCGTCCAGATACCGCTGCGGCGACTAGGTACCCTGATGGACATTCCGAAAACGTCGTTGGCTCGGAGACGCGACGCCGCATTAGAGGTGGTAAAGGCGCGTCTGTTGGAGCATGACGACATCCGCGAACTGTACCTCTAGTCGTCGGGGTGCAGCCCAGCGCAATGGTCGATAAACCCGAACAGTCCATGCAACCATTCCAGACACTTCGACAAGGCAATGATGTTGCCCCCTGCTGCTTCGCCCCACGTTTCCAGCAGGCTCATCACCTCATGGTCGTCAAGGACGAGCAGCACACCAAGGCTGTCATCATGCCATGCAGCGTGGGTGCCGTCGTTGATGTCCAACACATGACGCTTGGTCCGCATGTCTGTCTGGATTTCCTGCTCTAACGCTGCACCGCCGCCTGCCATCCAGTCGGCCCATACACAGTCGAACTCGTCAGGGGATGCGGGTAGTCCCACGATCAATCTCCTTATGAGCAGCCGCTGGTTTCTCCACAAGCAGAACACACCAGACAAGACCCTGCTCGCTGCATCGGAATGCCACACAGGTAACACAACGGGTTGTTGTTCAATGAGCATTGCTGCGTCGGCGCAGCAACCATAACAGTATTTTCGGTCATAAAAATGTTTTACCTTCTTCGGTTGCGGTCCAGCACGCCTTTCGACCATGCCTTGACCAATGCTAGCACAGCGGCAGCGCCTGCCGCGGATGCTGCCTCAATCGATGATACGTTCGTGACGCAGAACACGCCGAGGAACGCTTGGGCGAACGTCGCAGCGGCGCGTTCGATTTTGTCGCGTAGTGCAGGATTCATGTAGGTTTCCTCAATACTGTGGGGGCTTGCGCGGCTTCTTCTTCTGTGGCCTCTTTGGCTGCTTCGGCATCAGCCGTGTAGCGCACGCCGCGCGCCGCTCTTCGACGGAGAACCAACATGGCCGATCCCGCCACCACGCTTCACTGCAGTGACCAGAACCTGACCGGCTGTCACCTTCTTAGGTGTCGTACCATCGCGCATCGTAACCTACTTTCCGAAGGGGCGACCGCCATGAATGGCGTTCCCCAGTCCCGTGTTGCGTAGATACTTGGCGTCTTTCTTCGCCTTTCCACGCATGGCTGATTCGTTGT